CAACCGTATGTTAGAAGTATATTTAAATGAGATATATCAAGGATCGGTTAACATTGGTAGTTGGACTCCAGTTGGGAATTACTTTGGTGTAGCGGCATACACTGGAGGTAGTACTGCTCAAAACTGGGTACGTCAACTAAGAATAGATTGGTAATATGATCATACGTGGTGTAAAATTAACAGGACTTACAGTGGCCGATGCTTACATCACCACACAGAATTTGTCCATCTGGCTTGATGCCAACAACTCCTCAAGTTACTCAGGTACAGGAACTACCTTGAACGATTTGTCGGGCAATGGCTATACTCATACTCTTAGCAATAGTAATCTTTACACTACGTTGAGTGGTGTGAAATGTTTCAACTGTAGCAACACTGGACAGGTTATACTAGCCAATTCAACCACAATACCAATAGCCACCAATTTTACCTATATCAGTTGGGCCCGTGTAAAATCCTCAACCGCGGCTTATAGAACTCTATTTAGAGCATACAATACTGGTGGACACGCTATGATTATCAACACAGGAACCAATACTTTGGGCATGTGGGACAATCTTCCTGGCAACACTGGATTTAATAGTTCGGGTTATGATATGTCAGCCTATGGTAATGTTTGGGCGCAGTTTGTCACCGTAGGTGATGCTAGTGGACAAACATTTTACATTAATGGACAACAGGTTGGATCAAGTGTAGCTAAATCAGTTGCCGGACAATATCACTATGCCTGGGGCAATATACAAAGTGCCAATGATCAACCATGGGGTTACGTGGCCAACTTGTTCTTGTACAACACCAAGCTGACTCCGACACAAATTGGCCAAAACTACGGAGCATTACGAACACAGTTCGGGGTATAACATGCAAATCAAAAACGCCACGCTCAAAAATTTACAAGCAAGTTCGGTGTCGCCAGGAATAACCGAAACTGGCCTACAACTGTATCTTGATGCTGGCAATACCGCCAGCTATCCCGGTTCAGGCACAACCTGGACCGACACCATTGGCTCAAGAACTTTTACCTTGTACGGAAGCCCCACCTACAGTAGCAACAACGGCGGATACATAGACTTCAATCCTGGTACCAGTGACTATGCCCAGTGTTCATCTAGTCTATCTACCATGACCACATGGACCATAGAAGCATGGCACTATTATGATTATGGTACAACCGGGCCGGCGCCGGCAATCATAACTGAAATTTACACCGGAGGATCGTTAAACTATGCCTTGGGAGTAGACGTTGGCCAACCTGGACTGTCGGTAGGATACTATGATGGCAATGGCGGTACCAGTACCGGATGGCATGCTACTCCGGCATACGCATTTCCACTTGGACATTGGTATCATATTGTGGGCACCTACGATGGTGCCACAATTAGACTTTATATAAATGGACGACTAGTTGAATCGGTCAGTGCATCAAGTCTTGACAACAGCAGCAATGCTGGCATAAGACTAATGGCTCGTTGGGACGAACTGGATTTTTGGGGAGGTAGATTGGCTGTGGTTCGCATGTACAATCGAGATATTGGGCAATTTGGTGTTACTAAAAACTACAAAACCGAATTGGCAAGATTTACCAAACCCACTGGCTTGACCAGTAGTGATCCCAGCACCAGTGCTTGGGCAATCAAACAGGCCTACCCCAACTCACCAGATGGCTTATACTGGATACGCAACGCCAACATCAACGGTGGTGCACCATTCCAGATCTATGCTGACATGACTACAGACGGTGGTGGCTGGACCTTGATCATGCAGAATATGAATCCAGACTGGACGTACCAAACTTCCTTACTACGCAACTCTACATCGCCGCCTAGCTCACTGGGTAGTATCAACTACAGTATTATTGGTTGGGCAGATTATATCAAGCGCAGTGCCAGCGGATTTGACTATATGTTAGAAGCAGTATCTCGTAATAGCAATGGCGGCATTTTTACAACTAATGAAGCCTATAGCTTTACAGGTCAAGTTGATCTAACCGCTTACGCCGCACAAGGATCGGGCCCGTATTTTGGTGGCACACAGTATAGTACTGATGGGTTCAATGCTGTGATTTCTACAGGTAATGGCTTCCGTCAAAACATCACAGTAAAAACCAAGTTTGGCAGTTGGGACTATAACAACAACGGATTAGAAAAGCGTATGCCTTGGTTTACTACCAACAGCCCAGGTCTAGCAGGCGAAGCAATTTTAACCACAACACACGATGATCCCGGAGCATGGTGGGGATCATTAATGGACTATGATGCCAGCTTTAGCCCAGCACCATGGCAAAATGATACCGGAGTAAGTAGCCCTGGTATCATCTGGTACTGGGTTAGATAATGATACTGTCTGGACTCACAATCACTCCCGGTGTCACAATATCTAATCCGGCGCCGGCATCGGGACTGGTGACCTCGGGTCTAGTGATGAATTTGGCCACTGCTCCAAGTTCGGGCACCACCTGGACTGATGCCACTGGTAATGGAAATAATGCCACCTTGGTAACAACCGGTAGCGGAACTTTAACTTACACCGCAACCAATGGTGGTGGTATTGTGATGGGATCAGCAGTAAGTTCTCAAGTTATTGCTACTTCTTACAATTTGGGAACTGCATTTACTGTTGAAATGTGGTGTCAGCCGGCTGCAGTTACTTATTGGTCCACTCTGTGGGGCAATGACATTTACAGTACAAAAGGTTATTGGGCATACTGGAACAGTAGTACAATCATGGTAGCCGGCGGAGTACCTGGTGGCTATGCTTATACAATATCTTCAAATCCCGGCGTGGTCAAACAATACACATTTACGCTAACTGGTACAACTTTTACATTTTATCTAAACGGAGTTGTCCAAACTCCGTCATCTGGATCATTTAGTTCGCCCAGTGGCGGTGCGGGTACTACTGGATTGAATTTTGGATCTCGACACCCTAATAGTACAGGAACTGCAAGTACTCCCACCGATAACCTTACTGGTACATATTACCAAATGCGTGTGTATAATCGAGCTTTAACCAGTGCAGAAGTAAACCAAAACTTCACAACATTCCATTCCACCTACGGGATATAAATACAAGATAGGACACAAAAATGATATATTTTCCACCAAGCCCTGCAACCGGACAAGAATATGTAGGCGTCAACGGCGTGACTTATACTTGGACTGGTGATCGCTGGAGCGGGGCGGCAGCATTTGAGCAAAATACAACCACCTACTATATAGATGGTGGAGATGCCAGTTTCAACTACAATTCAGCTCGTGACGGACTATTGGATGGCGGCTTGGCCTATACTGGAACTCCTGGTATAGAATTTGTCAGCATCGACGAAAGTTCAATGTCGGGCACTGGTGAGATAACTGTCAATTACCATATTGACAATTTTTATGCCACTGAGGCCGGCGTGATCCTAATAGGACAAACAACCAATCATACGCAAACTGCAACGGCAGGTCCTTACTCACAAGGTGCCAACTCGTACACCATTGGGGTTGATTATCAACTGTGGTGGCAAGTGGTCAACATAGTGGTTTTTGTGGTTGACAGTGCCGGTTACACCCACTATGCTGCCCCATACACACAAGAGCTAGGGGGAGGTCCTTGTCTAGTAGAAGGCACCATGATCACCATGGCCGATGGCACACATCGCGCAATCGAAACTATTCAGCATGGCGAATTGATACGCACCTGGAACTTTGATCTAGGCGAATTCAGCGAAGCACACCCAATTTGGATCAAACAGGCCGAAGAAACCAATGGACGTAACATTTTTACATTCAGTGACGGCACAGTGCTACAAACAGTGGGACACCATGTGTTTAACAAACAAGCAGGCCGATTTACCTATCTGGTCAAGGATGAAACTCCAGTGGGAACTGTGACCTTTAACGAACACGGCAAAGAGATTACACTGGTCAGTAAAGAAATTGTGGTCGACACACCCACACGTTACTACAACGTATGGACACAGTATCACTTGAACCTGTTTGCTAACGGTATATTGACCAGCAACAGATTCAACAACATGTATCCGATTGAGAACATGAAGTTTGTGAAACACAATGAGACACCAAGAGCAATTGAGGAATTTGCGGGAATTGATCCGAAGTACATTCAAGGCTTGAGATTACAAGAACAACCATATTCAGTAGAATACATGCGAGATTACGTAGAGAAACGTATAGAACGATTAGACATAGCTAACGCACCAATAGAGGAACAAATATGACAACAAGAATCAAAGTAAGACACGACACGGCTGCAAATTGGTCAGCAGTTAATCCGGTACTGGCCCTGGGCGAGCCCGGTTTTGAAAGTGATACCAACCGTGTCAAATACGGTGACGGAACCACTGCCTGGAACAGTTTGGCCTATACCGGTGCTGGTGCAAACGCCAACGGTGATATCAATATCGGTACTGCTGCAGGTGCAGTTGGTCAAAGTTCCAATAGTATAGCAATTGGCGGTTATGCTGGTAATGAATGCCAAGGATCGCAGTCGATTGCAATCGGTAACTACGCTGGCGAATGCTTTCAAAGTCATCATGCAATAGCAATAGGTCAATGTGCCGGACTTTGCCATCAACAGTATCTTGGAGTGGCTATTGGTCGTAGTGCCGGTGTATGTCATCAAGCAGTCAGTGCAGTGGCAATTGGACATCTTACCGGAGGTTGTCATCAAGGAACTGCTGCAGTTGCAATCGGTGCTCGTGCCGGACAGGTTTATCAAGGAGCATATACAGTTGCTGCTGGCAATTATGCTGGATACTGTAACCAAGCTGAATATGGGGTGGCAATTGGTGCCTATACTGCATATCTTAATCAAGGTTGCGCTGCAGTTGCAGTCGGTTACTATGCCGGGTACACACATCAAGGTTGCGCTGCAGTTGCCATTGGCGACGAAGCTGGAGAATGTTACCAAGGGGCTGGATCTGTTGCTGTTGGGTGCTATGCTGGCGGATGCCACCAAGCCGAACATTCAGTTGCAATCGGTGCATCAGCCGGCAGTTGCCAACAGAGTTATGTATCTGTGGCAATTGGTCGTTCGGCTGGTGCTTACCACCAAGGACCTAGTGCAGTTGCAATTGGGCACTTGGCTGCCGGAAATACCCAAGGTGATGGAGCAGTTGCAGTTGGCTCATATTCGGGACGTTATTGTCAAAGTGCCAAATCAGTTGCAGTCGGATACAGTGCAGCAACTGAACATCAAGGTGAGTACGCAGTTGCGGCAGGTGCTTGTGCAGCAAGAAATTGCCAACAAAATGGTGCAGTGGCCGTTGGCTACGGAACTGCATCAGGAACTCCAAGCACGGTCACAGTCACCTATGTCAGCGGTGATGGATCAAACACCATCACAGTAGACAACGCTGGTGGTATATATCCTGGTATGTTTATGACTGGCGGAAATTTTGCCAATACCAGTATATTTGTAAATAGTGTTGATCATAATGCTAACACAATCACATTTAGTGGAAGCATGGCCAATTCCGATCCCTTGAGTGGCACATATAGCTTTAAGGGTCAACAAAATACCGGCGCAGTTGCAATTGGTCCATATGCTGCTCATTATGCACAACATCCATTCAGTATTGTAATTAATGCAACACCAGGGTCGGCCAACAGTGCCGGTGTTGGTACAACAGTCATACAAACATTAAGAACAGTAACAGGCGGCACCGCTCCCAGCGGGTTTAGTCCAGTTTACTACAACAACGTAACTGGCGAACTAATAGTAGTAACTCCATAATAAAGGAAAAAGAAATGTCACAATTTACAATCACAGCACACAGTGCAAAAGCAAACGTAACAGTCAGCAACACTGATACCAAGAGATTTCCGAGTCCAGCAGAATTTGGCAATATAGAATTGGCTCAACAACAAGCCACAATCTATGCTAAAAACCTAAACTGGGAAGATCATCAACAGGTGTGGGACTGGGTCGGTAACGCCGCACCGGTATAATTTATACCACTGTGGGCCCATCAGCTTTGGGAGCAGGGCCCACGGTAAGATTGAAATGTATCAATCTTGTTGGCGCGGTAGTGACGTTTCGAGTAATGCTGTGAGGCAACCAACTGTTAATAAAAAATATCTGCCCGGGACGGGGTACAAAAATTGCAGAAGCACTGGCCAAAGTTACTTTGGCCTTATCAGTTTCTTCTAGATTGATTTGTAATTTACCGGGACGTGGATCATGTATGGCCACAGTACAGGCACCTTCCGGAGCATCAACAAAGTAAAATCCCGATATTTGATCACCATGAGCATGTACATGCTCGTCATGTCCTTGATACTGAAGATGTTCTTGCGCCCACATTTCTCTAATGTATGTGCCCATGTTGTTGACAACAAATCCCTGATCACGCAAAATATCCCAGGCAGTTTGTGCTATGTACTGATTGAATTGGGCCAGGACCGGTTCGCCCGATATGCCGTTGGTTTGTAACGGATACAACGGATCGGGATCTTTTTTGTTGGCTCGACTCTCTTTTAAGTATTCACCCACAACCACCGTAGCGGCTGTTAAAAATTCGGGTTTTTCGTCAATGTAGACCGGACTTGGGAAAAAATGATGTGCAGTTAATGTCATAGTACAGTACTTATTAAGAGCATATCGGCACTCTAAAAATTTGTACAATTCCAAATATTCCTGTATACTATAAAGATGTTTAATGTAATCCAAGACACAACAACACAATTGCTTCCCGGCAAACGCAAGACCAGTGCCAGTGGTTGGATCAGTTTTCACGCACCCTGTTGTCATCACAGAGGCGAAACTGCAGATACTCGCAGTCGTGGCGGCCTAATTGCCAATCCAAACGGCAGTGTGAGCTATCACTGTTTCAATTGCAACTTCAAGGCCAGTTATGTGCCTGGACGGCATCTCAGCTACAAGTTTAGGAAATTGTTGTCTTGGCTGGGTGCTGACGAAAATACCATCAAGCGCCTGGTAATAGAAGCTATCCGTATACAAGAAGTAACGGCACCCGAAACAATACAAGAGCCTGCTGAAGAAATTATCTTTAAGCCAAGATCATTACCTGAACAAGCCATGGAGCTGACACAATGGGAAGCGTTTTATAAATTGCGATCCGAAAGCGAAAACTATCCGGTTGATGCCAACTATCATGAAGCAGTGATGTATTCGGCTGAACGTGTTAACCTAAACAAGTACGACATATACTGGACTCCGGAAACACAATACAATTTAAACCAACGTGTTATTGTTCCTTTTACTTGGAAAAACAAAACGATTGGATATACCGCCAGAACATTCAATGACACAGTCAAACCCAAATACTACAGTCACTATGAACCCAACTATGTGTTCAATGTGGATCGGCAGTTGCCGGGCAGTAGATTTGTGTTGGTAACCGAAGGGCCGTTTGATGCCATGGCGGTAGATGGTGTGGCCATATTGAGTAACGAGTGTAGTGAAACACAAGCCGACATAATTGACAGTCTCGGTAGAGAAGTGGTTGTGGTACCAGATGCAGATCGGGCAGGAGCAAAGCTAATCAACAACGCAATTGAATATGGATGGACTGTGAGCTTTCCCACCTGGCTCGAAGACTGTAAAGATGCCAGTGAAGCAGTTCACAAGTATGGCAAATTGTTTACACTCAAGTGCATTATTGATGCACGTGAAACGAGTCGTTTAAAAATTGAACTAAAGAAAAGAAAACTATATAGTTAGTATGACAAAAGAATATTCACCCGATTTACAAAAATTATTTTTAGAATTTATGTTGCAGGATGCACAGAGCTATGTGCGAGTGCAGAACATTTACAATCCCGAAAACTTTGACAAGAGTTTGCGAGCTGTGGCTGCGTTCATAAAAGAACACACAGATCAATTCAAAAGTATTCCCACACACGAACAAATTCAAGCAGTGACCGGCATTCAGCTATTGCCACTCAGTCACGAACACACTGAAGGACATCATGACTGGTTCATGAAAGAGTTTGAGCAGTTTACCAAACGCATGGAACTGGAACGTGCTATTCTAAAAGCCGCAGACATGCTGGAAAAAGGTGACTTTGATCCAGTAGAGAAATTGATCAAAGACGCAGTACAAATATCATTAACCAAGGACTTGGGCACAGACTATTTTGCCGATCCCGAAGCTCGTATCAACAAGTACTTTAGCATGGGAGGGCAACAAAGCACAGGTTGGCCACAACTGGATCGATTGCTCTACGGTGGATTCAGCAGAGGTGAACTCAATATATTTGCTGGCGGATCAGGATCAGGCAAGAGCTTGGTCATGATGAATATTGCACTAAATTGGTTGAGCCAAGGTCTAAGTGGTGTTTATGTTAGTCTGGAATTGAGTGAAGAACTTGTTGCGTTACGCAGTGATGCCATGATGACCAGTACCGGTACCAAAGAGATTCGCAAAGACGTCAGCGGCACCAGTTTGAAGATTGCCATGGCCGGTAAGAAATGTGGCGACTATCGTATCAAGGCACTGCCAGCACAGAGCAACATCAATGACATACGTGCATTTTTGAAAGAGTATCAAGTGCAAACTGGCAAACGAGTAGACTTCATGATGGTGGATTATTTGGATCTATTGATGCCGATATCGGCCAAGGTCAGTCCCAATGACCTGTTTGTGAAAGACAAGTATGTGAGTGAAGAATTGCGTAATCTGGCCAAAGAACTCAATGTGTTGTTTGTTACGGCCTCGCAATTGAATCGTAGCGCAGTTGACGAAGTTGAGTTCAGTCATGCACATATTTCGGGCGGTATCAGTAAGATTAATACAGCAGATAATGTGTTTGGTATCTTGACCAGTCGAGCCATGAAAGAGCGTGGACAGTATCAAATTCAGTGTTTGAAGTCGCGTAGTAGTACCGGGGTTGATCAAAAAATTGATCTTGCGTTCAATATCGAAACCATGCGTATCACGGATCCCGGAGAATCTCAGGACAATTCGGGCGGGTATCGACCCAGTGCCAATATACTGAATCAGATCAAAACACAGAGTTCGGTGACTCCGGGCCCGGAAGTTACTCCAGAAAAGCCCGCCACCGGGCAGTTTAATAGTGCTAGACTACAACAACTAATTGCCGATAGAAAATCCCGAATAGAATAGATAGCTCTGGATAAATATAACTAAATTGGAGTCTATCTTGCAAAAGCGAGCTCGTAGCATACTTGATGAATTAGACACATTGTTGGCACACAAGGATCGTGAGAATCTTGTGGAAAGTCGTGCCAGTCATGTTATTCAAGGTGCTATAAATCTTATTAATTATATACGTGAAAACTACGAGCCCGAACAGGCCGACGAGTTAGAGCGTAGACTACTTAACAGCATCCGAACGCAAGAGCCAGAAAAATTCAAGCGCGGCGTTAGGAGAATGCGAAGTGAAAATTAATGATGTTATAAAAGAAGAAACACGAGTAAGTGACAACGGCACTCCTAACCGTGACATAGAGGCAGAAAAACAGAAAAATGCTGCTCGTACAACACAATTAACGCAGGCACCACAAGGTAACACACTGGGCGCAGTGGGCAATGTCAGTCCCGGTGATCAAGCACAAACCGGTGGCACCGCAGATCCCAATTTAGATCAGGCCAAGCCCGGTGACACTCCTCCAATCACTGCAGGTCCATCTAACCCTATCAAGATTGCTCTTGGTACAGGAACAGAAACTGCAAGAACTTATCCAGATGGTCGTGTTGAACTGTTAGATCCTAGAACTAACCAATGGCAACCAACAAGATCTGACAAAAATGATGAGATAAATCAAGCCATTGCAAAAGCCAAAGCAACAACTGCTGGTGCTCAATCCGCTACACCGGCTGCAAATACTACCGCTCAGACACCGGCCGCTGGCGCTAATAATACTGCCAAGCCTGCAAAACCAACAAATACCAATGCTGACACCAATCCTGGGTTTTTTAAATCTTTGTTCAACAAGAATGCAAGAATGCAACGTGGAGCACGGGCGCAGATACAAAAATATGCTCAACCGCGTATTGACTACTGGTATACCATGATTGGTGCTGATCCTTCAATGGCCAACAATCGTCAGGCCTTGCAACAATATGTACAGGGATTTATCAAGGATCGTATTCCACCAAGAGATGTAACTCCACCAACTGACATGAGTCAACATGGTGTGGCCAATTACATCACCGATTGGGTTGGTAAATTTACCACCACTGATGTAAATAACATTCAACGCAAAGGTGGCATTGGCACCTTTGGTGCACCCAAACAAGATTATGATCTAGATGTCAATGGTGTGAATTATCACTATTCGGCAACCAACAAGCAGTGGACTGATGAGAATGGCGAAACCTACCAAGAACCCGAGGATGTACAAAAGCTAAACAAATTGGCTTATCAAAAGATGAATCCGCAGGCTGCTGGAGCCGAAGCAGGTGCAACAATTGGTGGTATCAAATTACCCAAAGGTGTTGAGATAATCAGTCAAGAACCCATTATCGTTAGATACAAAAACCGCGACTTTGCCATGGACAATCGAGGAGATTGGACCATGCTGAAAGGCGATACGTCAAATTTACAGTCGTTCCAGGCCTTCTTGGATAAAGTAAGTGGCTTTAATGAAAGTGTTGACCTAGCCGAAGTGCTTTGGCAAAAAATGAAGCGAGCACAATAATGTATTTCTTAGTTGAAGGCGGCAACGCCATACCCACCAGCCGACCAGTTGAACAAAGTGATGTGGCCACTGTGGTCAAGATTGCCAAGATGGAGATGCCACCCAGCCTTAAAAAAAGCCTACAAACCGACATTGGTTCAGCCGGATACAAAACAGTTCCATCAGGTGACATTGACTTGATGATTGAAGCCGAAGATGTAGTCAACCTCTACCAAACTGCCGGCGATAAAGATCCAGTTAAGGCAGCCAAACAGGCCTTGGCCTCTTTCTTTAGTGCCAAGGGTATTGAAGCCAAGGTAAATGGTCGTAATGTCAGTATTGGAATACGGTACCCTACCAAGGCCGGTGGCGAAGGCTATGCACAAGTGGACCTAATGGTGGTTCAAGATGCCAAGATAGTTGCTCCCTGGCACCAACACGGACCAAGAGGCAGTTACAAAGATCCCAACTTCAAAGGCGAAAGCAATTTTATTCTAATGAACAGTATTGCCAAGCACCTGGGTTTAAAGTTTGATGCATTTGGTGCCAAATTGATGCGTCGTGATGACAACACAGTTGTGGGCCGTACAAGAAAAGAAGTGGCCAAGATACTGTTGGGTAATACTGCCAAGGAAGATGATTTAAATTCGGTCAAGAGCATGATTGATGCTCTCCGTAACGATCCTGACAAAGAAAGCAAACTGGCACAGGCACGTGCCGATGCAGTCAAAGGCCTAATCACATTGCCTGAAGCCGCACCACTACCGGGCACTGCTGCTTGGTTCCGTAACATGGGCCATCACCTATGAGAGCTAGAGAGTTTGTTGTTGAATCTAACTCGGTTGCACAGGCCTGGATTGATCGAGTGTACGATCAATTCCCGGAATGGACGTATGGTCGTGGTGATCGAGTCATGGTATGGGGCGAAGGCGAAGACCAACAGTTTGCAGTATTTGCTCTAAAGCCCAGCATGAGCAAGCGCAACGCAGTTGAAGTGGACTGGTTTCAAGCCTATCCGTTACGTAGCGGTGTAGGTACTCGTGCTATGAAAAAGCTACAAGACATAGCACAACAGGATAACATTACACTGACATTGTATCCTTGGGACAAAGGGCAAGTGAGTCAACGTGCCTTGACTGGATTCTATAAAAAGCAAGGATTTCGACCACAAGCTCGAGGCGCCAAGCACATGGCCTGGGAACCGGTACAGGAAGGTGGATGGGATACCAAATTGACACAAAACACAGTGTTGCATCCTGGCATTGTTGCACCCACACTCAAAGCGGTAGATCGTTTTGTACAGGCGTTTAATGCTTGGCTCAAACCGCAAGGCCTAGGACCAGTGCGTCGTGGTCGTCCCACTGGATCTAGTGCTTACCATGAGCTTGATACCGAACACAATCCCGACAAGATCTATGGTGACATTGATTTACAAATGATTGGTCCTGAACCTGAAGGCGTGAGTTATGGCCAATTCACTGCCTACTGGAACAATCTAGCTGATCGTTTTGTCAAAGAAGGACATGTTCCTTATGTGGACACAAGCGAAAGCAAGGCCGGTCATCCCATATTTCAAATTGGCAAACACGACTATGTACAGATAGATTTTATGTGGCATCCCGAGCGCCTGGAACATTGGGGAGCCACTCGTGTCACTCCCGAACACGGAGTCAAAGGATTGTTGACCGGTAACATGTACAGTGTGTTTGGCGAGATCCTGGACATGAGCATACAACATGCTGGAGTACAACTCAAGGTCATAGACAATCAGCATGTGCCGTTCAGCAAACAAAAAGGCACAACCACAGTCACAGTCACTACCAGTCCTGAAACTTTTATACTGGACACATTTAGATATCTAGCACAACAACAAGGAATTAAAAACGCCAAACCAGATTCACTACTGAAACAGAATGCCGGCAACAACATTGACGATGTAAAAATAAGTCGATTGGTAAATGGTGTTCGCGGATTCGCACTCAGTTGTGAAACCAACGGCATGTTTGGTCAGGGAGATCTAGCTGCTTTTAGTTCAGCCGGCGACTTCTTGAACAAGTTCTTGGCACGCTATGAAGAAAAAGCCATGTTGGATGTGAATGCCAAGAAACGTGACAAAGCAGACACTCCAACAGCCAAAGCTAGAGCCGAACAAGATAGAACCAAGGTATTGCAAGGACTGGAAATGGTCAAGGGGTATTTCAAATGAGATTAGATTTTATTGATTCAATATTGACCGAAGCAGCAGATGCAAGTCCAAGAATTCCACATCCCGAAGATGCTATCTTTACCAGTCAGGCCGAAGCACAAAAATACGAACGTGCACTAGAAGAAGCCATTGACAATGCCGGCAGTGTCAGTATCAAGTGGGATGGTGGTATTGCCTTGATATTTGGATATACTCCAGCAGGTGAATTCTATATCAACGACAAGTACATGCCTGAAGGATACTTTGCTAAAAGTCCTGCTGACTGGGAACGCTATGATACCACTGTGAAAAAGTCACGTACTGCAAGACCGGACCTGTACCCCAAGATTGCCATGATTTGGGAGGGACTCAAGGCCGACGTGGTTGATCCTGGAACTTACAAAGGCGATTTGATGAGCGTGGGCCCAACTCCCATGGTTGACGGCATGTATGAATTTACTCCCACAACAGTAAAGTATCGCATCCCGCCCAAGAGTCCGATAGGCACCCTGCTCAAAGACAAAGTGGGTGTTGTAGTGGTACATCAGCGAGATGGTGCGCCCTGGGATGGTCAAACTGGATTAAAAAACAACGGCAACGTGGCCGTTATAGCACCCAAAGCCGGACTCACTTTTCAACTCAATAGCCCAACTCGACTGGTAAATGCAGCTCGCAAAGCAGTCAACGGAAAACCTGGCGAAATAGCCGAGCAGTTTTTGGCCGGCATGGCCGGAGTGGCTAGAGCAGCAATACAAAAGTATTTCAATCACAAAATTACTGCACAGACCAATGAAGAACTGGTGCCTTGGTTGGAAAAGAACATAAATGCCAAACAGTATCAATTCCTAGTAGGCAGTGATGAAAAAGGCTATCTTGCACAAAATGAAGCAGGACTAAAAGCTCTAACTGACACATGGAACGCAGTTTACCAACTCAAAGAGAATCTAGCAGCACAATTAGAACAACAGGTCAAGGGCTTTAGTCAAACCGTGGCTGGCCAGCCCGGCGGCGAGGGTTTTGTGGTGCCCACCAGCGTGGGACTTATAAAACTGGTAAATCGCGGACAATTTGGCGCAGCACACTTTAACAAGTAGATTTTGTGCAGCTAGGATAAATAATTACATGCGCGAAAGCGTAACATTTTAAGGAGAAAACAAATGGCAATTCAGACAAGATATGCAGGCGATGCAAATGGTATTAACAACGTTGATGCGAAGTATGATGGTACACTAGGTACAATCATTTCTACAGGTTTAACAAAGAACCCAATCGCAATTTCTATCGTTCCAGGTAAGTCACAAACTTTCAGCGCAGCTGATTCTCAAACAGGTAACTCTGTTGAGACATTGCTACGTGCTTTAGCAATTGATAGCACAGTTGTAATGTATCAAGTTAACAGTGGCTCATTGAGCGTATTGTTAGAAGCAACTGGTGCAGGTGGCAATAATGGCGACACATACCAAGGTTTCAACAATGTTACAACAGCAGCAATTGGTACAGCTCTACAAACACGTATCCAAGCTATTGTTGGTGCAGACGGCGCTGGTAACATTGCTGCAACAAGCGGTAACGTTTGGGCAAATGCATGTACAGTAGTAAGCTCAGTTAACTTCAAACTAGCTACATCTTAATTTTTAGTCTAACTAAAAAGAAAAGAGCACCATTAATTGGTGCTTTTTTTATGGCCACTAAATACTAACATGAGCGAAGGATTATATTTCTATCAAGGATTTAGTCTTGTGGATCTAACTGCCACAGGAAAAACTCGTGGCAGTGATCCTGAAGATCTAGAACGCAATCAGCATCGTAACTGGGAAACAGTGCTACAATGCATGAGCCTTCGCACACAACCCCTGCATGTGAGCACACCTACACAAAGTGTTGAACCCCTGGAATACTTTGAATTTGGTGATTTCTACACCGGTGATCATGCGGTATGGGTCTGGCACTGGGCCATTGATCGTGAAGGCGTATACGACATACCCAGCAAGAAACTGGGCGGACTACAATCCGACTTTGAGCAAGTGCCCATTATCACATACCTGACAGAAACTGCAAGATTCATGTTGCCCATATTTTATCCTTACGGCAGTATTAAAAACATATACTTTAAGGAAATCAAGCCTAGATAAATAACTATTGATGCTCAGGCACCATTTAGGCTCACTACTCAAGGCTCATATTTAAATTTATTATTGAATAGCATCAATAAACAATAACCATTACAACAGGAACAATATGGCCGGGACAGATATTGAAAAGAAAAGCCTAGAGGCGCACGTAGAGTTATGCGCTGAAAGGTATAGTAGCTTGGAAAATAAACTAATAAATCTTGAGCAGAGAATTGACAAGATGGAAATCCATCTCATCGAAATCAAAGACGCCTTGAACGAAAAAAGCGATGGCCCTTACAAGACCATCATCGCCATAGGCACCAGTATCTTGGGTGTCATGATTGCCGGTATCATAACCCTACTAGCCACACACTTTAAATGAAAATAGTAGAACTACTCAATCAAGTGCGTGTTCCTATAAACAACGAACAGGCCGACTTGTTGGGTAGATTTCAACATGAGCCTAAAATTTCAAAAAGAGACCTAACTGAACGCGAGCAATTGATTGCTCATCAACTAGCCACGCAGGACATACTCCTACGCCGCAATGACAATGGCCAAATCACGTACACGAAAAAAATCCGCTAAAACCAAAGACAATATGCCGCAAGATGTCAGCCACGTGGTTGATCAAGTCACTGACTACATCAAGCTCTGGACCAATCGCGAGCTAGGCAAACTTCAACTCAATCATGACACCAGCATCTGTATACCCATCAAAAATGGCTATCGCATTGGACTTTATCGTGTAGATATTCATCCCAATCACACCTGTGATGTCGTTGCGCCACAGGGCAATATAGTGCACAGATTTGAAAACAAAGTGAGTGCTGTGCTTTACACCATCTATACCATCAAGCAAAAGTATCGCACCGCAGACAATATCATTGCTCTAGACAAAGAAATAAATAAAAATTATACAGATAGCTTGGCGCTACGCAGGGGCATAGAACGGGCTAGAAAACAACGAGACTACGTGAGCGTGGACATTAAAACTGCTAGACTTGACGAAGCAGAAAAGAAATTGGCACTGGCTAGACAAGATCTTGTCAGTGTGCACCGTGTGGCCAAGTTTGCTAAAGTGTGGCAATAGATATAAATATACAATATAATTTGGGAAAACGAATATGAGACTCTCCGAAATGCGTACCGAAGTAACACCACAAAAGATTAACAAAATCATGGAACGAAGCTTCGGCTTTTCTATCGATTACGATAATCTCAGTTACGCCAAAGCACAACGCCTAAGCAAGGCCCTGACAGAAAATATCCATGCTATTAAAAAATCTTTTGGCGCTCACACTGCTGAAAAGAATGCCAAGTACATGGAATTGATGATGGTCAAGGAAGGTCTTGATCGTTGGTTGAACAGTGAACAAGGTTTGTTTGAAAGCGAGATTGGTGCCAGTGAAGCACGTCTTGCTGCTCAAGACATTGTTGACTCAATCCAAGACATGATTGAGAAAATCAGCAAGATTCAGAATGAACAAGTCCCAGCTCTTGTGTCCACAATCCGTGACCAAATTGGCATGGAACAAAGTGAACAGTTTAAACAGGCCATTAAACCAGTACTGGCTGCTTTATATGATTCAGTAACTAAAGGTCAAGAACAGGCCGAGTCAGCAGTGTTGCAATTGGCTGGCGAACAACAACCAGCTGGTGACATGAGCATGGGTGGCATGCCCGGTGCAGACATGGGCACAAATGATCTAGGTACTCCGCCTCCTGAAGGTGGTGCCGATCTAGGTGCAGAAGCTCCTGTTGCTGATGCTGGAGCTGAAACCGACGGCTTTGATGCAGTGGATGCTGCTGCAGGCGGTTCACAAGCACTAGGACGTGCACGTCGTTAATATGCGTATACGTGAAATCATTGCCGAAGCGTTTGATGATCTTGAACATGATCAAGAATCAAGCGCAATCGAAGACGAAGCTGAAACACGTGGCGACAGTGCTTTAATCGAAGTACTAGAACTACTTCGTAGCGAAGCCGCTGAAACCAGTGCAGTTACTCCACGTGTGGCAGTTGACACTGTGATAGATCGTGTTAGACAGATTCCCGGTTTTGAAAGTTTCAACT